TTGCACCGCTATCTTTTTTCTTCTGCGTTTCGTATATCTTCTGAAACGTATATACAATAGAAGCTAATAAAAGAATAATCTTTAAACTGTTCTCAACGTGCGTAAAGCTAACCCCTAAAGATATAGCATTAAAAAAGGCTAGTCTTAAATCTCCTACTGTCATAGCATCAATCCTTTTAGAAAGTTATTCCATTTAGCAATTAACCAAAACTGTAACGCTTCTATTTTATCTGCTATGTATCTTAATCCTTTTACCATTACATTTTATTTTCTTGATAGTTAATCCCATAAAAACTATGTACACCGTTACCATCAGTAACCGCTACTGCGCTTGACTTCCACCCATACGGATGGCTTTCAAGGTCTTTCCAAGCTACGTCCAAATGATACTTGTCGCTTAATAATGGTGCTTTTATTTCATTACCTTCTGCATCGTATTCGCCTTTCTCTAAAACTATATGACCAAGTTTTACAATAGCGTGTCCGTAAGTAGCATTGCCCTCATCATCTACCCCTAACGCAGTTATTTTAGCGTCAGAAGTAGACTCATCTTTAAAGGCATATTTACCAATCTTAATCATCCTCTTTTGGTATTGACTCATTCAGCACCTTTACAATCTCTTGTGCTTGTGCTAATACTGCAATGGGTAGCGTGTTAATAATTGCGTTTACTTTTGCGATTTGTTCTTTAGTAATTTCCATAGTTATATTTTTAAGTTATTATGTAAATATACAAATTATTCTGGTAAATCTTCGTACTCGTCTTGATAGTCACTAGGCAAGTAGCTCTCCATCTCTGTAATCTGCTCTGCACTTAACTCATCTTTATAAAAGTCATTTGCTAATACAAACTTGAAATGGTCTTTAATTGCTTCTGTGTTATCATCATCAGCGATTTGACTTAATTGGTCTGGTATCTGTGAAGTAATTACCTCTTTGTGGCTTTCCTCTGTGTTTTCAGATGTTACTACGTTTCTAAACATTATTTATGATTTTAATAATTCAACTTCTTCTTTTAACTCTTGTACTGCTTTAACTAATATAGGCACAAGTTTACCGTAACTCATCTCAAGTTTATCTTCGTTTTCAGTATAAACTAATCTTAAAGTATCGTTGTCTAATTCTCTAACTTCTTGTGCTATAAAACCAAAGTCTTTTTTACCTTTATTAGCTGAATAAAATTCTACTTGTGTTTCGTTACCATCATCGTCATATTCTGTTTTTGTTTCTACTCTATTATCCCACACAAACTCTCTTGGTTGTAAAGCATCAATAAAAGCTAATCCATATTCTAAATCCTTAATTTCTGATTTATCTCTCTCGTCAGATAAAGATGTAATAGAAGTAACTGCACAACGTAAAGCTGATATACTTGAATTACCTAAAGTAATTTCATTGTCTACTGTTACGGAACTTGGCGCAGAGCTTTCCCCTAAAATTAAGTTATTTGAGCCAGTTGTTAATGTATTACCAGCCATACATCCTACTAAAGTATTTCCATCTCCTCCAGTTGATAAAGCAGTACCAGCAGCATAACCCAAACTAGTATTATTGCCTATTGATGCGCTAAGAAATGTTCCTAAACCAGCTAATGTACCAAGAGCAGTGTTTCTGTCTCCGCTTTGGTTTTGCGCACCAGCGGCATAACCGACATAACAGTTATTAAAGCCAGTTGCATTGCCTTGCCCAGCAGCATAACCTATATATACGTTTTTTTGCCCAGATATATTTTCCGAACCAGCACTATCGCCAATTGCCGTTAACTGACTTGAGGTAGTTTTTCCAAGAGCGTTTGTACCAATAGCAACATTAGAGCCGCCAGTAGTTATAGCATCTCCAGCTTGGTAACCCATTAAAGTATTATTACCTCCAGTAGTCATAGCATTACCAGCTTGATAACCTACCGCAACATTATTATCGCCAGTTGCAGTTGGCATAGCATTGTATCCAAGAATTGAATTGTTAGAACCAGCATTAGCACTATATAAACAATATGTACCAACAACTGCATTATAAGCACCGCTACCACTACCAGCTCCAGCATTATCTCCTATAAATACATTACGAGTACCAGTATTAGCAAAACCAGCTTCTGAACCTATTGCTACTCTACCAGCCCCAGTTGTGTTATAATACCCAGCTCTATAACCTAAATTTGTGTTATTACCTCCAGAAGTTTGTGAGTAGCCAGCGTGATAACCTATTGAAATATGTCCATTTGCAGTAGAACTTCTTGCAGCATTATCTCCTATCGCTATGTTTGTGGTAGCAGTTGTTAAAAATTGACTTGCTTCGTGTCCTATTGCTATATTATCAGCTCCGTTAGTGTCTATTCTATAAAGAGCGTGATACCCTATTGCGGTGTTTCTGTTTACTGCGCTTTTACCAAGTCCAAAACTCATAGCACCAGAGCCAACAGCAACAGTTCTGTAACCGCTTCTACCAAAACCAGCATTATCTCCAATAAGAACTGCATTCAGTTGTAAATTAGTTCCAGCAGAAGCACCAGCATTGTAACCAATAGCAGTAGAACGTTCTGAAGTTGTACTATTGTTCAACGCTTGTTTACCTATTGCAGTATTATAATCTCCGCTTGTTAGACTGTTTAAAGCTTCTTCACCTAAACCTATATTACCAACTGCTCCAGATACTCCACTTGGTATGTTAATGAAGAAAGCGTTGTCGTTTGTTAAATCTATACTTACATCACTCAAACCATTTAAGTCTGATGCACCACCGCCACCTAAATTCGATGGGTCAATACGGACGTTATCCGTACCATCATAACCAACCAAGAAATCAACATTTGCTGGGTCAGTTTTTACTGTAAATTCACTAAATTTTTTATTTGCCATTTTTTTAAATTTATTCTATTATTATATATTCGTTTTGTTCTGTTTGTAAAAAGTCGCCATTCTCTGCTAATACCTCAAAGAAAGGTGTAGGTGTAGGGTCTGTATAAGGATAGTAAATGTTTCCCCATCCGCTTACTGTTGGATTACCCCACCAAGTTGTTTCGTATATTTTTCCCCAGCTCATTATATTGTTGTTAGTGTTATTGCTTCCGCTTCTGTTAATACTCTATCGTAAACTCTTGTGTCATATACTTTACCCTCGAAATGTCTACTTGTACCGCTTTGACTTGCAAAGTTTAGTCTATCTAATCCAGTTGGTATATCTCCACTTGTGTCTGTGTCTTTTAAAACTCCGTTATGATATACTTTAAACTCATCTTCCTTAAATGTTATAGCTACTTTGTTTCTTTCATTATCATTTACACCAGTAATAAAATAATCTTGTTGTGATGAACCATTTTCAACTGATGTTCTTATTCTGCTACTTTCATATATAAACCTCACAAGGTTGCTACTGCCATCGCTTAAAGTAATCATATTATAACCCAAATAAGGCGGACTAAAATTTACTGCATCAACAAAAAAAGTACCCTCTGTAATGTCAAACAAATCAGCATCGCCACCGTTTATACATTCGTCTTTTAATCTTGTTACACCATTAATATCATCTACGTTTTTAATATAGCTTGTAGCGTATCCACCAACTTCCATCTGTCCACCCCATATAAATATACTTCCAGCTTGTGTTAGAGATATACTTACACCCGTTCCACCACCTTGTAACGGATTTGGCGAAGTAGCGGTTATTTTTAATCTATACCAACCACCATCTAATTTATCAAAACTTGCAGTAGCTAAACTAGTCACTATTGTTTCTGTAGACATATCAAAATTAACCAACCCATAATAGTAACTTGCACCACCAGATAGTGTATCATACAACTCAATTTTACAAATACTTGTTGTATCTGCTTTTACAAAAAGAGAATAAGTATATAATGTGTTTGCAGTAATTTGCAAAAACCCATTTAAAGAACCAACAGACGATGTAGTTTCTAATTTATATGCAGTTAGTTCCCCATTTGGACAAATGCTACTATTTGCAGTTATAGTTGAAAAAGCTGGTGTCCAAGCAGCACCGCTAAAGTTTTCGCTATACGCTTGTATGTTTGTGCGTTGAGGTTCAAGTAAGAGTGAAGGACAATCGCTATTTAACCAATCTAATCTTGGTGTATCATTAACAGTCAGCTCCTCAATAAGACCATCCTTACGCACTCTTGTTGCGCTACCATTACGTTCGTATGTAAAATCGCCATCTGTATTATTCGGCAAAATAGAATATACAGTAGCAGTTTTATATCCGCTTGGTATTAATGCTAGTTTAGGATTTGTCATTTCTTCTCTTTAAATTCTTTGTAAAACCTTTTTGCTTCTTTTTCGCTTTTGCTCTCTATGTACTGCTTTAGCTTATTAAGGTTTATTTCTTTTACTTTATACTTCATAAAACCCATCCCTTAAACGTTGTATCTGTATCTGGGCTTATATCCTCGTTAGTGTTGCTTAAATACTCTGGGAATAAGTTATTGTTAAAACATAAATAGTCTACTAATCGTGTTGAGTAGTAGTTTGCGTATTCCCTTGCTTTTCCAACTAAATAATCCACCTCGTTCTTGTCTACGTTTTGTGCTGTTTCGCTACTGTGTTTAAGTACAGATTTGTTTGTAATTGTGTATGCTGCAAATGGTATATAATTCATCTGCGCAAACCAAATTAATGTTGGCTGAATATATGTGTTTGTTAATGTCAAATAATCGCCACTTAAACTATCTGCTATAATGTCAGCACTAATCTTGTTGTATAAGTCTGTACCTAATAAATTCTGTATGTCTATTTGTTGCGCTACCTTAACAAACTGTAGCATCTTGTCAATGTCTACATTCCCATCAATTATGGAGTTTTTCTTAAGGTCTGTTGTGCTTATAAATAATGCTGTTGCCATTAGTTTCTAAATTTCATTTTGTTCCAATACTCTGCTGTATAGCCCTTATACTTCATATCCTTTGGTGCAACTGGTACTTCTTGTGCATTAGCCTCTGGCTTAAAACCTCTTTTCCTTGCCTCTGTTGTACTTATAGCATCGCCTAACCCTTTAGCACCATCTTTGCGTACATAAGTCTTTCTAAACCATTTATGGCTACATCTTGCACCGCCCTTGTAAAGCCAGATACTGTAAGTATCACTACCGCCTTTTCCAAACCCAGCATTAACCGCTTTGTTTTCCATAGCTACTATGTCCTCTTTTCTGTAAACCTTTTTAGCACTTACCATTTTAGAACAAAACTGTCTTGATGTTGCTTTTGTTCTTTCTGGTGCATACATATATCTTACAAGAAATTCATTACCTTCTTCTTTTGTTTGTTTACTTGTACCATCTTGCTCACTCTCTTTATAGGGCTTTGCGCTACCAGTACTTACAAACTCCCAAATCTTTGATAGTAAACTTTTGTCTTTAGGTTTGTTAAGGTCTGTAATTACCTCATCCAACCCTTGTTCTTCATCATAGTTTACTTCTCTTTCGTCTATTACTTCAAAATCCTTAAATAGTTCTTCTTCTTCTTGCCCTAAATCTATAAGTGCATCCGCTATATCGCTACCTAATTCGTCTGGTAATTCTGCGCTTAACTTAACACCAGTTTCTTCTTCTTTAGTTTCTTCATCCTCTACGTTTTCAAGGTCTGTAAACTCTAAAGGCTGTAAGGTCTTAAAGTATAGTTTTAAGCTAATATTATTGTAAGCTAATATACTATCAAAGGCATCTATTAAAAGTGTCTGAAATGGTCTAATAACGGTGTTATCCATAAGGATAGATGCAGTCTTTAACTCGTCTGCGTTGTTACCAAGTCCGCTACTGTCTTTAATACCTAATAACATAGGGCTTACAATTCTATGTGCTACCATAATCTTTTTACCACTTTCATCACTTAAGAATTGGTATTGGTTATGCGCATCGCTTAATTGTATTGGCTCTATTGTAGCTGCACTCTCTGGGTTGTCGTTAAACGCTAATATAAACTTACCAGCATTACTACTACCGCTAAACTTTTGATATATTCTATTTTCAAGCATTTGACGTTCCTCTGCATTTGGAGTACCGTTATTAAAGTTAATTAACATACTTGGCGCAAGTCCATTAAGGATGTTGTTTAAATGGTAGTTAGATATTTCTTCTTCTAACTCTGCATACTGTAAACCACCTTGATAGTCTGGGCTTGAATAATATTTATATCCAGCTCTGTAAGGCTTAACGTATACTATCTCTATGTTTTCTTTTGAATAACCAAAAGCTGGTATGCGTGTGCAATCGTCTGCTTTTTTTACTTTACTCCAATCGTCAGAATAGTAGTAAGCCTCTATCTCGCCTTTGTCGTTGCATTTCTCTGCTCTTAAGTTCTCAACTGGAATATGCTCTACTTGTGCCACAGTCTTGCGGTCTTTTGAGTATATAACTTGCATAGAACATTGACCCATTAATTTAAGGTCATAGCATAACTTACGCACACAATCCTTGTGAAATAAAGACATCATTTTAGCGTACTGCTCTGGCTTCTTACTGCTGTTTAAAGCATCTAAACCTTTGCCATATATCATTTCGCTAACTCCGTTAATAATAGCGTTGTTTGTTGGGCTACCATTGTATCGGTCTATTAGGTATGCGAAGTAATTGTTATCTGCGCCATAGCTAACCCATTCCTTGTTAGACTTCTCTACAATTTGTGGGCTTGTGTAGGTGCTTAAATTTACTACTCTTAAATCGTTCATAATATAATATAATCGTTATCAAAACTATCTTCTTGTACATACTCATCTTTATTAATAGAGTAGTAGTCGTTAGTAGTTTGGTTTATTGTTTGGTCTGTGCAAAATACTTTGTCTTTGTATATTACCGCAGTTCCGTTCTTAACTTCTAATATGTAAAAATCGCCTTCTGTTAGCGTTCCAAAAACCGCATCAAAACTCATATAATTGCCATCAGTTGATGCAGTAGGAGTTAAGTTTACGTTTGTACCAGTGCTTTCGCTTGTAAGATTTACTGTTATACCACCATTAATATATTGTCTTGGTATTATCTTAAAGGTCTTATTTCCGTTTGTGCCTATTAGCTTCATATTAATATATAAACAAAACTAATTTATTTTGTATTGTAAGGCATAAAAAAAGGGCTATCCGTTAAGATAACCCTAAATTTAAAACCCTAATTGTGATTATGCAGTTGGGTCGATTTGTGAAGCAGAAGCATCAGCAGTAATTACTGACCCAGTCACAAAGTAAGGTGGAGCAGTTTCTTGCGCTACCGCTGTGATTGTGTACCCAGTTAAATCTCCCATTGCAGCACCAGTTACAATAGTACCACCATTTACATCAGCTCCGTGTTCTAATCCCATAACGAAATAGTTTCCGTTGTAGTCCTCTATTGCGATGTGTGGTCTTGCGTGTGCAATTAGTTTAAGTTCCTCTTGTGTCGCTTTGTCTTGGAATGTAAGTGTAAGGTTAAGTGTACTTTCATAGAATGTCGTACCATTCTCTCTACTCGAATTTATACTGGTTTCTAAAGAAGAATTACCCTTAACATCAAACTGAAACCAATCTGGAGTTCCGCTAAATGCAGTAATCTCTCCAGAAGCTATTGTGGCATCTCCTAAAGTACCAAAGTCAGCAAAGTAAATAGTTTTAATACCACCTACTGCGCTTTTGCAAGGTACTTTTCTACCAGTTGTTAATGAACAAGCCATATTTTTATAGTTTTTTTAAATAAAAAAGGGTAGGGTAAATTGCCCCACCCCTTTCTACGTTGATTAATTAATTATTATACAGTTCTGTAAACGATGTCAGATACTTGAGCGTATTGTACGCCACTTGTAAAGCGCATCACTACACGAATATTCTGGCTTCCGTCTGTCTGGCTCATATCAATGACAGCCACTTCTGACAAATCAGAAACCAAAGATGTGCCAAAAAACAAGTTAGACTTTTCAGCAGCGATAATCATATCGTCAGCAGCACCTCTACAAGGAATTACTGGGATACCATCAAAGAATAAAGAACCTAAAGATTGGTTGTTTCCTTTGTTCTCATAACCAGCAGCACCTTGTCCACCAGATTGGAAACCACCTAATGCTCTTGTATATGCACGAATTACGTTAGAAGCAGCATAGATAGCTAAATCTTCACTTCCGTAAACAGCAGTTGGGATAGCATCTACAACAGTACCTAATTCAGCAACTACGTTTGCAGCAGTTACAGCAGTACCTACGATGTCTTGTCCAGATGGCAAAGCAGTATCAGCAGCTAACAATGTAGCAAAACCATCGAATTGTCCAGAAGTTCCAGAATCTCCACTCCAGATACTTTTTTCTGTGCGGTCAGCTACTTTAGCAGCAACGTGAGCCAATACAAAATCAGAAAAGTCTTTTGGAAGTTCATCGTTAAGACCAAAGCCCATTTGAGCAGCTTGCCACGATTCGTGAAGCGTTTTTCTGCAAATTTCAAGGTTTACTTGTAGTTCACGAGGCTCGAGGACTTTTTCCGTAAGAGTTAAAGTTCCTTGATTTGGCTCAAAACCACAAGAAGCATCTTTAACGATATCGTCAGTAGAAGCCTTTTGGATTACAGATTTAAACTTGACATTAGGCATAATTGTGATATTGCCTTTGTCTAATGTGTCGGCTGAAAGTAAAGCTGCTGCAATATATTTACCAGCAAATTCTCCAGCATAAGTTGAATTAGTAATTACTACACTCATTTTATTTAGTTTTTAGTTATTTATTTATTTAGTTTTGAAAATACTCTATCTAATGTCCCTAATTTTCTATTAGGTGCAATATTAAATTGTACTTTGTGTTGTTTAGCCTCTGGGTTAGCTTGGATTGGCTCGGCTGCTGGCTCGTTCAGTTCTGCTTGTACTTCTTCTGGTACTTCGCTTAACTCTACTTTTTCGTGCTTGCATAGTTCCTCTGTTACAAGGTTTCCTAACTCATCTGCGCTTAAGTCCTCTTTAGGCTCTAACATTGCTTTGATTTCCTCAATCATTGATTTAACCTCTGCAAGTTCTTCTTTAGTAGCATAGCCCATTTCTTCTTTTTCTTCTTCAAGGACTACATCTTCTGTTGCTTCTACTTCTTCTTCTGGTGCTTCTTCTGCGCCAGCTTCTTTAATTTCAGCAATAAGACCTTCTTCTGCTACTACAAGTATTTTACCATCTTCAAGTTCATACTCACCGATTGGCACTGCTACAGCTACTTTCTCATCTTCGGTAACAATAAATACTTCGTTACCAGCTTCAAACGCATCTGCTTCTAAAACAGTACCGTTCTCTA